TACGCTGAACTCGATGGACCTTGCTCGTCGTATGCCATGCATCACCATGATGTTGGAGATGGGAACGGCGTGCTAACGCCACCACGTTGTGAACTAGTCCGGAACGTGTTTGGAAAGCGCCAAGCCTGGCCACCATATAGATTTGCTCGCTCAGAGGCCACTCGCGCTTGCATGCACCCGTCCCGGAACCGACGCAAATGATACACCGCCTGTGTATCATTCGAATAGCTCTTCGTGGTCTGTGCCATCATCTTGCCAAGCACGCCATCGAGAATTGTCTCGTGATAGACTGGCAAAAGCCAACGTGGCGCATCAGGCAACATATCTTTGGTAGTCGGTTCGACGATTTGTTTGGTGACAATGGCGCGCGCCGTCATGTTGACGTTTTGCGGATAGACGAGCTCGAGTTCCGCTGAAGGCGGATCAAGATGTGGCATGATCGCCGGCATCGTAATGTGATTGCTGTCCCATATCGTTGCCAGCCGCAAGATCATGCCACCATCACGTGGCGTTCTACGATAGTGACGGTGGCCACTGAGAATTGGCACGCTGATAATCTCGTACCAGCTGTTGGAGTCCTTGAAGAACTCACGGCAAACATCGTACAGTTGCCCCTTGATACCGGCATCAGAGGCACCAACGAGCTCCGTACGAGCCAAATTCAACAGTCGTTCAACGTCACGATCGTCCATCATGCTTGCGGGCTCCCGGGTCCTTTATTGCCGCCTTGGACCGGCGGCCGCTGGATCCCAATAAGAATGGAATAGAATTGCGAAGTGAACGACGCAGCGCGCTGATCTTGGACGTCTTCGTCGTCGCGCTCGAGGACATGACCGGCGATCCCATAGATAAAGGCCAGCCGGAATTGAGTGTCGATCGGAACTTTCTCACCGCTGACACTGTCAAACCATGGCACGTGGTTACCGTGGCGATAGACGAACAGATCTGCACGCAGGCGTCGGGCTTCGGCCAGGGACGTGTTGAGGGCCGTCAGGATCTCGGAGTCGCTGTAGCGATATGGTTTACGCTTGTCGAGAAGGAGGGTTCGAACCTCGTCGACATATGACTGGACTGAGTCTAAGCGCTCGTCTTCGGGATTGTACGACATAGAAAAGGCTATCCTATTGGTCTGGGATAGCCTAGGGTTTGGGCGTTAAGATTTTATTAGCTAGCCACGCATGTAACGCAGGATAGCCTCTATCTCAAGAATAGTTGCATCAGACTTAAGCCGATTAGCCCGATGCGACAACACAAACACATTTCCCGGCACATACCCAAGATCATTCGTTCGCCGATCCAATGTAGCAGAATTGGTTCGTACTTTACCGTCACCTTTAATATATGCCAATTCCACACCAAGAATTGGGCAGTGGGTTACCCATGTAATATCGTCTATAGTAACTGTGAAAGGAATACCTGCTCTTTTTGCGCGGCCTTTAGCATCACTAAGAAGATGCTGCCGCGGGTTACGCCGCCGAGAATTTTGTTGATATTGCGCATATTGGTCTTTATGGGCCAATCGGTAGAGCCGATCACCTTCCGCCGCGCGCGCGTTAATCGCTTTTTGTTTATCCGGATTGCGAGCGCGCCAATCACGAAGAGCCTGACGACGTTTTTCTGGATCTGCATAGGGCATAGGATATCTCCATTGGTTGACGATATCCAGACCATACAAGAAAAATGGAGGGCTGTCAAGGCCCCCCATTATAAACTTGATATCCAGCTAACTATTTGATATTGTTAACTTGCCGGGGTCACCTGGGCTTGCACGAGTGCCTTACCATCGACCACCTGATATCCATATACCTGGAGCCCACGCAAGATCTGCCCAAATGTCAACTCGGAACGAAGTGTCTCCACCTTGGAAATTTGGCTGGCGAAGGTTAACCCATGGGCATGGCCTGCGAAGATAGGCCATTCCCCGGCGTTGAACTGTGCGCTGTCCGAACTGTTGTTCGGCAGCAAGTTGCTGACGTAGAGAGTGAAACGGTCGATCATACCGAGGCGACCATTCCGAAGCATTGAGACACTGTCACCAGACAGATAAGCCTGACGGAGCTCTGACTGCTTGATCATGCGGCCAGCCCATGCCGGGAAGACGACCCACCGGCCGACCTCTGGAATGTTCTGCTCATCAAGGGCCTGGCCCATACGCATGAGCACGTCCAGGAGCTCCACCTGGCCAGAGCCAGCATTGCGGCCGACCACTGCCAGAGCGGAACCCTGAACACCAAGGTTCAACGATCCAGTGATGACACCGGCCGCCGTACCCTGGTTAGCCGCAGCCATCTGGCCGACGATCCCGGACAGTACATCCGTATCAACGGCGATCTTCAGCTGTTGGGCTGCGTCATCAGACCACATGGACAAGACGTTCAGATCGCTCTGAACTTCCATGACGTCATCGAGAATGACGGAGAAATACTTGCCGTTCCCGATGTAGAGCTCCACGGTGCCGCCAGTCGGGCGATCGAGCCCAAGCAAGCCATCGGCATCGTAATTGTGGATGGTGATCGTGGGCTTCGTGCGGATCTTGACGCGGTCGCCCTTGTTCTTGATTTCGCCTTCGTAATCCGTGTTGCTGATGGCAGCAAGGACCGTCGAGGCGTAGAACTTCTCGACCAGCTTGCCTGACCAGATCTCCGGGATAAACCCGGTGGCCTGCAGCTGGTTGCCCGAAGAGCCAGTCGGGTAAATCGCGGGAGTTGTGGTGGCGCTTGCGCCAGGAAATGCACCAGTCGGAATGCCCATTTGAGCCCCCATTTGCGGGGGCTATGGTTAAACCCCCTGGTTAACGAACGCGCCCTTCCTTTTGGGCTGCGAAGATGTCCGCTTCGATCTGCGCCTTAAGGGCTTCTTGGCCCGCATATACGCCCTTGCGGACGTAGTCGTAGAACGTAGCGATATCTGCGTGAGTGTAGACCGGCTTTGTATCGGGCACCTGGGTATTCCCAGTAGCCGGATTGGGCCTGCCAGGGGCTGCCAATGTCGTCAGCGGGATCGCAGCGGGCCGAGGCTCCCCTGTGGGAGGCTGCGGCGGTTGCGGGGCTGGCATCTGGCCCGTGGCGACTTCCTCGTCTTGGAAGCGCTGGAAGAACGCGAGGACACGAGGCGCATCGGCGGCTTGCATCGATCGGTTCAACTGCTCCTGTCTTACAGGGCTAGAGTTAAAATCTCGTAAACGCAGCCAAGCGAGCCAACGCGGGTTCTGATTGATCTCACGCCAATTCGGCAGACCAGCGTCCAATTTCTCGTAAATCGTATGGGTCCGCTGTTGGGTAACCGCTTGGCGTAATTGCTGATTTTCCTGTTGCAGAGCCGTCAAAGTTGGAGCAACAGCCTCGAGCGCAGCACGCTTGGTCACATTGATCAGGTCTTCTCCGTAATTCTGGCGATCCTCATCTGTGACGTACGCCGGCTGGATATTGCCCGGCAAACTTGTATCAGGGTTAACAGACCCACGTTGGAGAACCTGTTGGGTCCGCATGAGCTCGTCGCCTAGCTGCTGCATTTGCTCCTGCATGGCGCCGATCGTCCGGGAAGAGGCGTCATAGCGCCCCTTCATGGAATTGTACATGTGCTCGTAGTTCGGGGGCTCCGCTGGCGCTGGGGCAGGCTGTGGCGCTGGCGGCGGCGCAGGCTGGGGCGGTTCAGCAGCTGGCTGTACCTGGGCGGGCACAGGTTCTGGATTTGTTGCCGATTGTGGTGCCGGTTGTACCTGAGCGGGAACAACCGGTTGCGCCGGATCGGCAGCCGGATTTGCCGGCGGCGCGTAATACGCTTCAGCGCGTGCGGCCGCACGTTTTACCGCGGCAGGAACTTTGACGTCGGGATCGGGGGGGAGATTTGAGTCTTTGGAGGCCATGATTTACTCCGTCCGCGCTTACGGACGGGGTATGACGCCTGTCGGTAAGGGCTTCTTTGGTTCTACCGTGCATTCCTTAAACAATCGTAACAAAGCCATCGCACTCTGCGCGCGGCCCTGCGCGACCATAACCTCTTCGGCCGGCGCCTGCACGACTTTGTTGGTTAAATCCTCATAATAGGCTTGTAAAAGCCCAAGAAATTTGTCAAAAACCTCCGGGTTGCCATTACGCAACCGAAGCATACAATCCTTCATTTCAACAGGGTTAATTTCCGCCATTACTGCCCGATCCCAGGCCAGTTCCCTGACCCAAGACCGTCAGTGCCGCCGCCAGTCGCGGTAGCATCGGGCGTCGGATTTGCCATGGGGGTGGCCTTTGCATAATCGCCAGTCGTCATACCACTAGGCATTTGGCTCACTTTCGAGCCCTTGCCCGCGTGCTTCGTAATGGTGCCGCCCTTGGTTAACGGGGTCAGGTGCTTCTTGAAGACTGTCACGGTCCACCTATCGGGTAAGAGCCAAAGGACGATGTATTGCCCGCGCTAGCACCGGCCGGGTTCGGCGTTATCGGTTTACCATAATCTGTGGTTGATGCCGCAGCAGGCTTAATGCGCGGAACGGGCGATTGACGGAGAGTGCCGGGCCGGGATCCGAGAACCCAGGCCGGCGACTTACCAGGCGAAGGGACCGATTTGGCTCCTTTGATGGAGATCTTAGCCATTCGATCTCCTTATCGAGCGCTGGAGATACCTGCACGGGCTGGTACCGAACCTTCGAACGGGAACATCTTGGTGGACCCGCCCTCGGCAAACTTCGCACCGGGGCCACTCGAGTCGGGCTTGCCAGTAGACGGTGACTTGTCTTCACCTTTGCGAGATCCGGCTTCCTGCTCGCCAAACATCGGAG